CCGCGTCGCAGGCATCCGCAAGATGATCGACGACATGCGCGCCATTCCGGTCGACCTGATGGACGCGTGCCCGGCACAACTGGCGAACGCGATAGAGGATCTGGAATCTTTCGAGGCGACCGAGGCGGAATTCGCCGAGTTCGTTGATGCTGCACACGCCGCGCGCGTGGATGTGCTCGCCAAGTTGCGCGACATGCACGCATCCGCTGTGCGCCGCGCCGAGGAAGCCGCGCAGATCGCACGCGAACGCGCCGAGCTCGAGCGTCAGCGCGCAGAGCAAGCCGAACGCGAGCGCCAGGCAGCCGCGGAACGTGCCGAGCAGGATCGCATAGCACGCATCGCTCGCGAAGCAGAGGAAGCGCGCCTGCGTGACGAGCGCGAGGCGCACGAGCAGCGCATGGCCGACCATCGCGAGGAATTGCGGCGCCAGCAGGACGAGATCAATGCCGAGCGCAAGCGCATCGCCGACGAGGCGGCGGCCCGACAGCGCGCCGAGGAAGAAGCCGCGCGCGCAGCAGAGCAGAAGGCAGCCGAGGAACGCGCCTCAGCCGCAGCAGAAGCCGCGCACCGGGTGTGGGACGAGTTCGTGAAGGTCGGCCCGAGTGCCGCCGAGATCATCGATGCGATCGCTGAGGAATTCGCCGTGCACAGCGACGTCGCGCTCGCGTGGATCAAGGGCCATGTGTGGGCTGAGATCGAGGTTGCAGCGTGAACGATCTTTCGGAATTCATCATGGACGGCCCGCTCATCACAGTAAAGGGCCGCTACCCCGCGCCGTGGTGGCCGCTTGGCAGCCTTTGCCGATACGACTCGAGAGCGTACCGTGAAGCATCCTGGAAGCCGCTTGAGGTCACTCTTGATCTGACGCATTACAAGATCACGCGCAAGACGCCGAAAGGCTGCTGGATCGAGGACTACTACGGCCACGAGCGATTCGTTCTGGACAGCGCGCGCAAGCGATGGGCATATCCGACAGAAGCGCTGGCCCGCGAGTCGTTCATCGCGCGCAAGGAATGGCAGATTCACCATCTGACGCGGCAACTTGAGCACGCGCAGGCCGCGCTCGATCACGCGCGCGCAATGACGGGGGAGCCAGCGTGAAGGCGCCGGCGCCCCTGTATGCGTGCCACAACAAGCCGCGCGAGGTCCCGATGTACTTCGCGCAGGACGGCTACCACGCCGAACGATGGATCGACTACCAGGAAGGAACAGTCGCACGCGAGCCGGTCTACATCATGGTCCCGCACGTCATGAGCACCGATTGCCGCTACGACCGCGCGCATACCGATTCGCGATGCGCCGGATGCAACTCCATGCAGGAGAAAGCAGAAGCATGAGCCACATCGCCAACAAGCGCGCGCTCGCGGAAGCCGTGCAGCGCCTCATCAAGACCACCTCGCCAGACATCGAGCACATGAAGGACGCGGCCGGCGCGCTCGCGCAGGTGTTCTCCGACATGCTCGGCGTCGACGTGCAGCTCGTCATGCGCATGGACCGCGCGCAACTAGAAACCGTTATCAAGGAACAAGCATGAACACCGCCGAGCAGTACATGACAACCCGCAAGACGCTCGATGACATCGCCAACAGCATGACGAGCGGCCCGACCATCGAGTCAGTCGCCCTGCTCCGCTCGCTGATGGTCAGCGTATCCGACCTGTATGCGCAGGCCGTCGTCGAACTGACGGCGAGCCAGGCGCGCGAGCAGCGACGCCTCGATCTTCACCCGCGCCTGCGTGACCTGGCGCACAAATAAATCGGAGAAAGTGCTTGCGTTACAGATACCGTGACGGTATTCTTTAGTCACAGCAGCAAACAACCAAAAACCAGAGGAAGAGAACCATGAACACGGCACTGCAAGGCTTATCGGCACTTCGCAACGTTTTCCGCCCGCAACAAGCTCCTGTTGCGCGTAAGGGCTTGTCCGCATGCGATACCGTCACGTCATCGATTATGGATACCGCAAAGCAAATCCCTGAATCCGTGTTCATGGCCGAACTGCGCAAGGCCGGCGACGAGCACATCTGCCGCGTGCCGGAACTGGTCGAGATCGGTCGCCAGATGCAGATCGCCGAGAAAGTCGCCGACATGTACGTGATCCTGCGCGAGCTCGATCTCGAGTGGCCGCGCTTCGAGGCGATGTATCCCGACACTGCCGCCGATGAAGGCTGGCTCCAACTCCTTGTGAACCGCGCGCGCGTCCTGCGCGATCAAATCGACGAGATCAGCCATGCGAATCGTAATTGAGTGGGCGATCGCCGCGCTGGTCTGTTTCGGCGGCAGTGCGTTGGCGGCATACGAGAACGTGAGGCTGCTGACATGAGCGACGACAACGGCCAGCAGCAGATCGAGCAAGAAGAACAGCAACTTTACGAGCAAGAGCGAACAGGAGAAGCAAATGGCAACCGTGACTTTTGTATTGGGCGTGAGTGGAACCGGCAAATCGACATCGATGCGCAATTTGGATCCGGCGCAGACCCTTTTGATTCAGGCGCTGCGTAAGCCGCTGCCCTTCCGCGCCAAAGGCTGGTCGTATCTGTCGAAAGACAACCCAGGTGGAAACATGCTCGTGTGCGACACGGGCAGCCAGATCATCAGCTACATGCAGCGCACCAAACGCAAGGTAATCGTGCTGGACGATTTCCAGTACTGCATGAGCAATTCATTCATGCGCCGGAGCAACGAGCGCGGCTTCGACAAGTTCACGGACATCGCGCGCGACGTGTGGGACATCCTCATGGCCGCCGCCGCTCTGCCGGACGACGTTCGCGTCTACATCATGAGCCACACCGACACGAACGACGCCGGCGTCACAAAGCCGCGCACGATCGGCCGATTGCTTGACGAGCGCATTTGCCTTGAGGGCATGGTGACGATCGTCCTGCAGACGGTAGTGATGGACCGCCACTACATGTTCATGACGCAGAACAACGGCCAGACGGTCTGCAAGTCCCCGATGGGCATGTTCCCGGCCGATGAGGTCGAGAACGACCTGGCGCAAGTCGATCGACAGATTGTCGAGTATTACGCGGCCGAAACCGCATAACCGCAACACATCCCTTTTACCCAACGGCTACGGCCTAACACGCAACCACAGGAACGCACCATGTACGCACTCAACAACGAATCCGCGCAAGCCGCACGCAAGGCCGAGCAACGCACCAGTTTCATCGACGAGAAAGGCAAGTACGTCGGCAAGTTCACGCGCGCCGAGGACATCACCGCGTCGAGCGGCACGCGCGGCATCGCCTTCACGTTCGAAACGAACGACGGCCAAAAGTCGAACTTCTCGATCTACACGATCAAAGCGAACGGCGAGAAGCTCGGCGATTACGGCACGCTCATGGCGCTCATGACCGTCATCGGCGTGAAGGACATCAAGCCCGCGCAAGTCGTATCGGCTGTATGGGACAAGAACGCCAACGCGAACGTCAGCAAGACGCTCACGCAGTTTCCCGAGCTGCTGAACAAGCCGGTCGGCATCCTGCTCGCGATGGAGGAATACGAGAAGCGCGACGGCAGCGGAACCGGTTGGAGCGCACGCCTCAATGCCGTATTCCAGGCGAACACCGAACTGACGGCCGCCGAGATCCTTGACCGCAAGACGTCGCCGCAGAAGTTGCCCCTGCTGGTTGCCGCCCTGCGCGATCGTCCGCTGAAGAAGTCCGGCGCATCGAACCCGATGAACTCGCCGGTTTCGGCGGGCGGCGGCTTCGAAGGGATGGACGATTCGATCCCGTTCTGATGTGAACAACCACTAACCGCATCGCGTCGCCGGCCCGCGCTGGCGACGCACAGGGGAAAGCAATGGAGACGTTCAGTGCGTGGCATCCGAAATCAGTTAAGCCCGTTCGCGTAGGCGCATACGAAGTCAGGCGCAAGCCGAACGGTCAGCAGGTCGTGCGCTGGTTTGCATGGTGGAGCGGGAAGTTTTGGGGATTGACGGCGCAGACGCCCGACGGCGCCCGGTCGTGCAAGGACAAGCCGAGCATGGAAGCGAGGCGCGGCGGCGGCTTCGAGTGGCGCGGGAGGGCAAAGCCATGAAGCGCATCACGAAGGACATGGTAGAGCGTGGCGGACGGCGCTACTGCTGCATGTGCCGGAAACTCGGGCCGCGCGTCAAAGCGCACTGGCAGCACGAAGGCCGCGAGTATTGCGACGAACACAAACCGAAGCCCGCGCCGACGACAGAGCACTTCTCCAAGGCCGACTATCAAACCTGGCTGGAACTGTAACCGAGAACCGAAATGAACAAGCCCACATTATTCGCCGACATCGACAGCGCCGCAGCTCGCGCCCAAGCAACCGCACACCTTCCCGTTACCCTTGTTCCGCTCGACGTGATCCGCGAGCAGATCCGCACCGCCGAGATCGACATCGCCGAAGCGACCATGAAGCGCGACACACTGCGCCTCGTGCTCGATCTGCGCGAGCACGACGAGTTGCGCAAGA